GGNNCATATCCAAAATTACAAGGAACAGAAAGTACTTACGTAGACACAAACTTGTTAGCACGTGGTACGAACACCATTACACGAGAACTTGATACTGTAACATCAGAACCTGCAACAAAGTATGCAGCAGTCTATCCTAATAATAAAGTTACACAAACAACATCTGGTCATATTATTGAAATAGATGATACACCGGGTGCTGAAAGAATTAATGTAAGACATACATCTGGTACATTTGTAGAAATACATCCTAATGGTGATGTTGTACAGAGTAATCAAAATAAATTCCAAATAACAACTGGTAACGATAATGTTCATATTACTGGAGTATGTAACGTTACAGTAGATGGTGATGCTAATCTTACAGTCACAAATGGTAATTGCAATACGACTGTATCTGCTGGTAATTCGAATTTAACTGTATCAGGTGATTGTAATGTTACCGCTGATGGTAACTATAATGCAAGTGCGAGTGGCGATATAGTGTTAGCTGCTGGTGGAAATGTAAACGTAACCGGTTCTAAGATTAATCTAAACTAGGGGAATAATATGCCAGGAATTACACGAGTAGGCGATTCACATCAAGGGCATGCGAGTCCCACCCCCAATCCATTTCATAAAACAACTTATGCATCTGGTTCTTCTAATGTATTTGTAAATGGTAAAGCTGCAGTTAGAGAAAATGATGCTACAGGATGTGGAGATAAAGCCGTAGGTAAAAGTAGTACTGTTATTATAAATGGCAAAGGTGTTCATCGTATTGGTGATTCAACAAGTGGTCATGGTAGCTGGGTTCCAAATGCTGCAGCAGGTGGCTCGGGAAATGTAATCGCTGGAGGTTAAGATGGCTATTAAAGATGAGTCTAAGACCAAAGAAGAAGAAAAAGTTGTTACGATTAGACCAGAAAAAGCTTTAGCAGAAAAAACTAAAGCTGAAAATAAAGTTAAAGAGGAAGAGATAAAGGTAGAGAAAGCAAAACCTAAGCCTGTATACTCAACCCTATTATCAAGGATTGCTACAGAAGCGGATCCTGTCGAAAAACAAAAGCTTATAGATGAGTGTTACGATTTTTCTCAACCATTAACAAAGGAAGAAGAAGATTTATTTAATTATGTTTCAGAAGATTATTTACTAGATAATCCTGGAACAACCACAGCATATATTGGAAAATATTATGGAGAAAACGGGGAACTACAATGAGTTTAACTAAAAGATCAGGCAAAGGTAGTGCGCTGACATATAATGAGATGGATGATAATTTTACTCATCTAGGTGGTGATGGCACCTATCAATTTCCTTCAACTGATGGTTCTTCCGATCAAGTCTTAGCTACGAATGGTAGTGGGCAACTTAGCTTTGTTGATCAGAGTGGTGCTGCTGCTGTTTCACATACAGTAAATGATTCGAATTTAACAGGTGCACAATTTAAAGCTTTATCTGGACAAAGAATAATAAAAATATCTTCCGTCGCTAGAACTTATGCGCTTTTCCAACCAGTCGCAGATGATGTAACAAAATCGTGGACAATCATTAATGCTTCTCAAGGTGATATTACTCTTGATGCAGACAGCCAACGCGTACGTGTAATGGATGGATTTAGTACTACTGCAGTAGCAACTGATTGGAAAATACTTAAAGGTGGTATTGTAGATATTGTTTGTGTAAACAGTTCTGCAAATGGAGGAGCAAGTAATAGTCCTAACTTTGTAATATATGGCACAGGAATCGTGGATATTTAAATATGGGAAGTGTAGTTTCTGCAGCAAGAGGTACGTCTTTAGCAAGATCACTTGATTCTGGCAATGCATTGTTAAACTCTGAATATGATCATGACAATTATCCAGTATGGACTTCTTGGAATGGTTTAAAACTTGGTAGTACGTATAACAGAAATATTGGGTCATTTAAAGGTATAGCTAATTGGGTACATTATTCTCCTCTTTTTAATCAAGGGTATTCGACATATATAGGTAATCAATTTTTATTTTTAGATCGTCGACATTCACCGAATGATTTGGCTGGATATCTTGCTGGAGAACAACCAAGGGTTATAAAATTATACGGTGCAGAAAATTTGTGGGGACCAGGACAACCTTCGCAAGGTTCAGTAAACAATGATAATGCTGATAGAGGTGACGGCCACTTTGGAACTTTTACTGCTGCCAATCATAGTAGAATTGTAGGTAATACAACCTTAAATCAGATTATTCCAAGCACATCAATGAGTTCAACTAGTTGTTGGACAAGATCGACAGAGTGGCAGCAACATTTATCTATACCTAACAATTGTACATCAATTAAATTTGGTGCGCAAATAAGAGTTCAATCAACTGATAAATTAAAACCACTTAATTTTGCTGGAATATATTGTGCAGAAGATCGTAACCCCGCTGCCGGCGCGCATTTTCGGTATGTTAATTATTTTGGTATAAGACATTCTGATGCTACATTTAATTTGCCGACTGGAGGGTTAACTGCCGATCAAGGCAGTTATAATTGGAATGGATTAGTGGTAGGTGATGATCATGCGTATTATAGATTCTATACTGCAACTGCAACAGCTGCGACTGAACATGCAATGTTAGACCAAGATGATTACGAAGATTTTAAAAAGGTAGAATATACATTTACTCCTCAGTCAGGAACTAATCGAAAAATGTCACTTAATTTATTTTTTGCTGAGAACACTTCTTACCTTAAAACGGCCGCCGGTGATTTATCTGGTGGCTTTCAAGTATACGATCCTTTTGTGGAGTTTTTAACATCATGAGTTATGAATTAGTAAAAAGTTGGATAGATGATCAAAGTTCAGTTACTGAAGATCAAATTAATGAAGCTATAGAAGCAATGTTTTTATTGCCGCCGAGTGGGCCGAATCAGAATTTACTTGCAGCATTAGGCTATATACAAGATCCTGAAACTAGTGATGTTGAAACCGTTTCTTTACTTATAAGTAAATACGAAGCACAAACATGACTGTAAAGAGGTATAAATAAAGGTATGGCATATACTTACAGTTCAACAGGATCAAGCGGATCCACTTCCACTACTAGTACTAGTACTTCAACTAGTAGTCGTACTGCATCTAGCACTTATACGAATACTGCTGAAAGCAACGGCACTAATGGATCAGTGACTACGCGTTCTAATGCAGCAGATCGCTACAGTGATTTAAATCTGCAAATGATGATACATCCACAGAAAAAAGATATTATACCAATTACTGGTGATGCTGCTGTAAAAAATGCAATACGAACTTTATTACTAACAAATTTTATGGAAAGGCCTTTTCAGCCTAACCTAGGTGCAAATTTAAGAAGTTTATTATTTGAACCTAATGATGCTGTTACTCGATTAGCGCTAAAAGACGCTGTATTGACAGTATTAGAAACGCACGAACCAAGAATAGAAAATATTAATGTTTTGATTGAAGCAACTGCTGACGAAACGGCATATAGAGCTATAGTAGTATTTAGTATAAAAGAAAACGATTCAGTGCAAGACGTTGAAATTAATTTAAGAAGATTAAGGTAAAGAGATATGGCCTCAAATTTAAATGTATCAGAACTAGATTTCGATCAAATAAAAGATAATCTAAAAAACTTCATGAAGTCACAATCGCAGTTTAAGGATTATGATTTTGATGGATCAGGTCTTAGTGTTCTATTAGACATACTTGCATATAATACTCACTATAATGCAATGCTAGCACATTTTGCTCTAAACGAAGCATTTTTAGATTCGGCTCAGATTCGTGGTAATGTTGTATCACGAGCTGGTCTACTTGGTTATGTACCTCGATCGGTTTTAGCACCAAGAGCAACTGTTAAGTTAGAGGTAGATGTAACAAATAATGATTCAATTAATTTACCTACTACTCTAGTATTAGAAAGAGGCACTAAGTTTACTTCTATTGTTGATGGTGTATCATATACTTTTTCTGCAATAGAATCTCAAACATCAATTAGAGCTGATGTTGAATTAGATAGCGTACAAACAAAGAAATTTATCTTTGATGCTATACCAATAGCAGAAGGTACTGTGCGTTCATTATCATATCGAGTTGATAATGATATTGAAAATCAAAAGTTTCAAATATCAGATGCTGATGCTGATACTTCGTCATTAAGAGTACGAGTTCAGAATAATCAACAATCAGAAAGCTTCGATAGTTATCAATTATTTACAACTTTACAAGACGTTGTATCAGACACTCAAGTATATCACTTACAAGAAAATTCAAGTGGCTTTTATCAAATATTCTTTGGTGATGGTATTATTGGTAAGAAACCAGTTAATGATAACATTGTAACTCTTGATTATCTCGTGACACAAGGTATTGCTGCAAACGGTGCTAATGTATTTGATTTAGTAACAGCATTTCCAACGTTAAACGAACCAGATATTACAGTTACAACAGTTATTAATGCGAATGGTGGTTCGACTGCAGAAACAACAGAGTCAATACGATTTAATGCTCCCATTACTTTCCAAGCACAGGATCGTGCTGTTACTTCACAAGACTATGCAGCAATTATTCAAAAGAACTTTGCTAACATTGAATCTATATCAACATGGGGCGGTGAAGATAATATAATTCCAGATTTTGGTAAAGCATATATTAGTATTAAACCTCTTATTGGTGATGCATTAACTACGAACGAAAAGGAAGAAGTTAAAAGTATTATTAAATCTAAGAATATTGTATCAGTCACTCCTGAGATTATCGATCCCGAGTTTACTAATCTTGAGCTTGATGTAATTTTTAAATATAATCCTTCAGTTACAAGTCGATCAATTTCTGCATTAGAATCATTAGTTAAAGACGTTGTATTAGATTATAACTTTAATCAGTTAAATCGTTTTGATGGTGTGTTTAGACATTCGGAGTTATTGACACTTGTTGATTCAGCAGATCCTGCTATTACAAGTTCTACGATCCGGCCATTCTTATTTAAAACAATTGTTCCTTCTGTGAGTCGTGTTAACAATGATTTTACTTTAAGCTTTGCTGGTTCTTTCTTTATTCAACCAGGTAAACCATTTAATCTTTCAAGTACACCATTTAAATTTAATGGTGTAGATCATTTCTTTGGTGATACTGAAATAGCTGACAGCGATAATAGAACAGTTGTAATATATAAAATTGTAAATAACGAAAATATTATTGTAAATGGAAATGTTGGACTAATTAATAGCGATACTGGTGTTATTACTTTAAATGATTTTGCTCCTGATGATACAACACCAATAAGAATTACAATATCGCCTAATTCATTAGACCTTGCACCAAAGAGAAATCAAATTATTAATATCGATTCTTCAAAAATTAACACTAAAGGATCAGTCGATAACATTGCATACTCTGGCTCAGCTGGAACGATCAATTATGCAACTACTACTAGAATGAGATAATATATGGCTCAGCAAAGTTTAAAAAATCTAGATTCATTTTCAAGAGGTTATATTGAAGACGTAAGGTCAAAAGTAGATTTTGATACTACACGACGAGCTATTACAAATGACAGTATTGAAGTTGCAACAACTATTGTAATGAATTCAATACCAGCACTTGTTCTCGATGGAAGTATTCCTGCAGAAATACAAAATCCATTAGTTGGTAAAGTTATATCAGGTAAAGGGATTGTTGGTACACCTCGAGTGACATCTGTATCTGCAGATCGACTTACAATTACGTTTGATCAACCGCAAACATTTGATGCCACCTTAACTCCAATTGCTCTTACTTTTAGTGATACAAATTCGGGTATAGATCAATATGAATTAACTGGGTCTGCTAAGTCAAGGTCTAAAGAAGATATTCGAATTGATGATTTAATTCCAGAAGAGTTATTAGAATACGCAACAAATTCTGCGTATGGAAGTAATGATACTGGCGGCATACGCACATTCTTAGAATCTTATTATAAGTATATGAACTTGGAAGAGTTTACTTATAAAGATGTAGAAGTATTTGAAGATGTTGTTATTGACAACCAAGCTATTTTTAGAATTAATGTTCCAAACAAATTTTTTCAAAGGAATTTAGTATTAGCTGCAAAATTCTTTGATGCTGATGGCATACCTTTGCTTGTTGGTGACGAAGACGGATCTCCTACTCTCGTAGGAGAGGATATACTATTAAATGATAGTGCTCTATTGACTGTTGGGCAGAGCTACCAAATTACGAGCTTAGGAGATGGTTCAGAAGCTAATATCGCTTTAGGCATAAACAATATTACAGGGCAAGAAGAAAATTCATATGCAGTAAATGATGTATTCGTTGCAACTAATGATGGCACTGGATATGATGCAACTCAAGGTTCGACTGCACCAGTAAGTGTAAAATTACTTTCATACCCTACAGTCATTGATGATATTTTTAGTAAAAATATTAGTATTAGTAATGCAAATAAATTGCCCGGAAGATTAGAAAACTCGTCTGAACCAACAGGTAGAACTTTAAATATTACTGGATTATCGCCAAGATTAAATAAACGTAAGATTAGAATGGAAACTTATATTTATAATTATATCGAGTCTGGTCCGTCATATCGTTTAAACACAATAGAAGATTCTCTAAATCTAAATGAAGCTCAAGAAGAATTTTTAGATTTAATGCAAAAGGAAATTGCTCCTGCCTTAGATAAAACTTCGCCAGTTAATAAAAGAGCAGTATATGAAAAGATAATCGATTTTTATAAAATACGAGGTTCTTTTGAATCGATCGAAACATTCTTTAAATTATTATATAACGAGCAAGAAGTTCAAGTTAACTACCCGTGGGATAATACGCTTAAGCCTTCTTCAGGTCTTTATGATCCTAAGTCTGCTTTTGCTGTAAACTATAGTCAAACACAATTAATTGAATCAAGTGATAACACTAATAATGATACGTTTGGTAGATCTATTTCAGTAAGCGGTGATTCTTTTGCATCTGGCTCGCCTAAACAAGAAGCTGCAACAGTTGATATTGCAACAGATGCAGCAGCTAATGCTGGCTCAAATAATAGAACTATTCCATTAGCTAATACGACTGGCTTGCAAGTTGGCATGGTAGTTACAAGTGTGACTGATGCAAGTAATATTACTTCTAACAGTAAAATCGCATCTATCGTTGATGGTGTAAGTATTACCTTAGATAAAAATATAGCTGAAAATATTGGTAGTGGTGATACTATACGATTCACTGGCCAAGTTAATGCCGGCGCGGTGTATGTATTTACTACTACAGACAAAGGAACGTCGTATACTGAAGAAGCAAAAATTGTAAGTACTGCCACAGATGCTGATACTGGTTTTTCTGGAGATAATTTTGGTCGATGCGTCGAATTAGATGGAGATACTTTAGCAATATCTGCACCTGCTGATGAAACTACTTTTAGTACAGCATCTACTGGTTCAGTTGAAATATGGGAACGTAGTAAAAATGCTTCCGGCAATAATGTTTGGTCGTTTAATACTAAAATTATAGCTCCGGTTGCAGGCGAAAGATTCGCAAATGGTAATGAATCTGTGTCTTTAAGTGGTGATTATCTTGCAGTAGGTCACGTTGGTTTTAATGATGATCCTACTAATGAACCAGAAGGTGCAGTAGTAATATATAAAAGAGTTGGTTCGACATGGGTCGTATTACAGACATTAAGAGCTCCTACTACATTAAATTCAGGTGCACCTGCGAATAAAGGCTTTGGTGAAACTGTTGTATTAAAGGGAAAATACCTTGTTGCTTCTTTTCAAAATTATTCAACAGCTTCAGTGTCAAAAACTGGTAGAGCAATTGCTTATAAGAAAAACGATATTACTGGTTTATACGAACAAGATGGAATATTGCAACCAACAAATGATATTGCAAATCAGCTTTTTTCAAAAGCAATTGATATTACAAACGTAGAAAATGGATCACCACGAATTGCTCTAACAAGCCGGGATAATCCTTATCATACTATATACATTTTCGAAAGAGGCCATGCACTAGGAGATAGTACAGCAGAAGAAGCTGCTTCATGGCACCCTTTAAATTCTCTTCCAAGTACTGTGATTCCGAGTATACGAGATAATACAAACTATGGCGGAATTGTAAGAATAAGTGGTGATAATTTAGTTATTGGTGAAAATGGGTATGATGAAGTAAATGCATCTAATAATGGTAAAATATATCACTATGAATATAATAATGATACCAATATATGGGATCCAAAATTACAATATAGAGGTGATACAACTGTAGCAGAGTCTAACTTTGGGTTTGGTCTAGATTTGTCAGATGATGATAAAGGTTATTTAATTGTTGGTTCACCTGGCAAGATTGATGGGACAGGAAATCAAAAGGGTTTCGTAAGGTCGTTTAATAGACCAGCTCTTTCTGGATCATATACAACTTCAGCAGGATTTCTATCAGAGAAAAATATAAAAGTACACGACTCTGATTTTTATCAAAAGTTTTCTTATGTCGTAAAAGTAGGTCGAAACTTAGCTCAATGGAAAGAACCATTTGATAAGTTAGTTCATCCTGCAGGGTTTAAATATTTTGGTGAAGTATTACTTGTATTACAAGCTGTTCGTAATGTGTTAGGCGATACTACATCTAATACAACTGTAGGAATAGGTGCTGATACAGTTACATATTTAAATTCATATAGCGCATCTCCTGCATTCAGAAAAACAATGTCGTCAATGCCCGGCATTCAGCCTGGTTATATCGGTATTGAAGATATAGGTTTACTGATAGAAGCAGTTGCATCAGTCTTTGGTATTATTGGTCTAGCTAGAACAAATAGAGATGCCAAGCTGACAATTAGTTCAGTTGCGGCAAATGGTGCAATTACTGGTATATCTATCGCAGAGCCAGGACATGGATATGCAACTGCACCAACGCTTACGATAACTGGATCTGGAGCTGCAACATGTACTATTAATTCTAAGGGTGAAGTAAACAGTGTTACTATTACTACTCCTGGCACTGGGTATAGCACACAAACAAATATAGTAACTCAAAAATTATCTGAAGTTTCGAATTCAGGTACAGTAAGACAAATCGGTAAGACTAGTTCTACTACATTGGGTTTGCAGTTAATTGGATTAAATAATAAATCATATACGTCTACGCCACTAATTAGTATTTCAGCACCAGATGCTCGAGAAGCAAATGGTCAACCATCGGCTTCAAATGTACAAGCTACTGCTACTCTTACGAGAAATGCTGGAACTGGAAAAATTACAGGATTTACAATCACTAATCCTGGTAACGGATATTTAAATGATGCTAAGATAACAGTAGAATACGCACCAGAAAAGCGCACTCCGGATTATACACATAAAAAGATTATTCCATCTAATCACGATGTTGAAATTAAAGAAGTGTTACCAGAAAATAATTATTTTAATCGTAAAGATCGTATACCGGTTACAGAATATAATGTAACAGTTCAAAGTAAAAGCGATAATTCGGGCAATGCTTTTTATATAGACAATGATGAAGCGACAGCGTTAGCATTAGTTCGTGGAAAAACATATAGATTTATACAGAGTGATTCAAGCAATGTTAGTCATCCACTTAAATTTTCTAGAGTGTTAAATGGTACACATGTCGACGCTCTGGAATATACGACGAATGTAACTTACGTTGGATTCCCTGGCACAAGTGGTTCTTATACTCAAATTACAATTCCACAAGATGCACCACTAGCATTATACTATTATTGCTCAAATCATATTGGTATGGGATCTTCCCTAGCTATATCTGGTAAAAATGTAGCTAAAGAAAAACCTGCATTTTTAGGGCAAAAGAAATTCCAAGGGAATTATAACATAAATAATTTTTCTAACATCACAATAGAAGATATAAACACAACAATCAATGATGGAACTGCTATAAATAAATTAAACATCCAAGCAAGTTTATCAGACGCAATTAAAGAAACTACACTATAGGAAAAAATCATGGCCGCAATAATATCGGGAAACTTTAGATCACTTAACGCTGCAGCTTTCGTCGATGAAATAAAAGGCGATAGAAGTAACGTATACGTTGGATTAGGTAAATCTAGTCCATGGGGAGGAACCACTACAGCTAATACTAGTGATACTGATGCTCCTACACCAACTGACACACTAGAAGCAATTAACGAAGCACGTCAACAGCTTATCGGACTAAAATTAGTTACTGATGCCGACGTATCGCATGTTGTACCAAGATATGATTGGAACGCAGGCGCTGAATTTGTTGCATGGGATTCTACTGATCCAGCTATTTTTGATAAAGCTTTCTATTGTCTAACTGCAGACTTTAAAGTTTATAAGTGTATTGTTGCTCCAGTTTCTGGTGGTGTATCTGATGTTCCAACGCATACTGATGCAGCTATTACTGCTACGACTGATGGTTATTATTGGAAGTACATGTATACTATTCTAGCAGCTGATTCTGAAAAGTTTTTAACAAATTCCTATATGCCAGTTAAAACTCTAACAGAACAAACAAAAGGAACTGTTGCTGCTGCTATTTCTAATTCAAATACATTTACTCTTGACTTTGAAAATCCTAGGATTCAAGTAGGTCAAATTATTACTGCAGATAACACTGGCGGTACATCAAACGTTGCAGCTGATACTACTGTTGTGTCTGTAAGCGGTAAAACTATAGTAGCTTCTGCCAGTATTGCAGCTTTACATGATGGTAATATTGTAACCTTTGGTAATTTTTTATCAACTGATTCAAAGTTTTTGCAACAGCAATCACAACTTACTTCTAGGGCTCTAGGCTCAGTCGGTGGTATTGAAAGATTAAAATTAATAAGTGGTGGTACCGGTTACAGTGATAGTGGAACTAATACGGCACTTGTTATAACTGGTGATGGGACTGGTGTCGCAACTCCAGGTACTATTAACGCAAATTATATTACTGGCGGTGCATTTACTAGTGATATTATTATTACAGGAGATGCTGCTACATCAGGTACTGATGTTGTTGGTACTAATTTTACTGTTGCACAAGCTACAGTTACTTCATCTGATTCTGGTGCTTCAGGTGCTGAATTTACACCAGTTATTTCTCCACGTGGTCGACCAGGATTCAGTACAGCTAGTGCTAATGGTGGACATGGTACAGATCCAGTATTTGAACTTGGTGGTTTTTATGTAGGACTTAATGTTCAAATAAGCGGAACAACTGATACAGCAATTGCTAATACTCAAGACTTTAGACAAATATCACTCATAAGAAATCCTCTTATTGGTGGTGTAATTCCAACAAATCCAGTTTCAGCAATTAATACATTAAAATTTATTTCTTATGATACTGCTCATACTGGTGGTGATAGTAGTGCATCAACCGCTTATGCAACTGCAGGTGCTAATTTAGCTATAGCTGCACAGGCAAATGATCATGTGATCGAAAATACTAGTACTGGATTTAAAGGATATATAGTTAATGTAGATACAACTGCTAAAAGAATTTACTACTTTCAGAATGATCTAACCGGTTATGTTGCACCAACCGATGCTGATATGGTAATTAAGACTGGTGGGCAAGCAGTTGCTGGATTTGCAATAACTGCAAGTTCAGATGATATAGGAATTGGCGCAGCACCAAATAGCTTTAATGCTGGAACTGGTGAAATGTTATTCCTTGAAAATCGTGATCCAATTCAAAGAAGCACATCACAGATTGAAGACGTTAAATTAATTATAGAATTTTAATAAAGAGAAATTAAAAATATGGCAATTACAACTTTAAATACGAATCCTAATAGTGCGTATACATTAGATGATTTCGATGAAACTAAAAACTATCATCGAGTATTATTTAAACCTGGCGTTGCCGTACAAGCACGCGAACTTACACAAATGCAAACTGCCATACAACGTCAGATTGATTATCATGGTCAGCATAGCTTTACTGACGGCGCCAGAGTTGTAGGCGGCAAAGTTTCTCTTGAAGTCGAATATGATTATATTAAAGTAGAAGATACGTTTACAACTGGTAGTACAGCTTTTGTTACGTCTTCTTATATGGGAGATTATAAAGGTAGCATTATTCAAGGTGCAACAAGTACAGTAAAAGCAAAAGTTCTTCAGGTTATTAATGCTGCTGGTACTGATGCCAATGATCCTACTAAAACTGGTATTTTA